GTAGCATCTTTACCGTCAAGGACCTTCGTGTACCTGATGGTAAAATCCTGAGACTCCTTATCAGTTACGGTACCAACATCAATGCCCTCTGAGCCACCACCCTGTACTGGTGTAGCCCAACAAGTATAGAGGTCTGTCCACTCATTCCGATGATTCCCGATTCTGTCAGTGACCACCGAGTTCTCCTGGATAGTAATCCGTATGTTCATTGCAGCTATATTCATCAGAATCTCGGCTCCCTTTCTCCAAACAACATATTTCTAAGGGTAATAGTCAAAGCATGGTGATCTGCTTCCTCCCTGTGCTCATTCAAGTAGGCAAGGGCGTAGAGGACTGCGACAATCACCAAAGGACTATTGGTTTCCGAAAGATCATCTAGTCGAAGGATACTTGCAACAAGCTGCTCAGCGCCGGATAGCTCCTGTGTAATTACTGAATCTTCATCATCTGAATCAACCCTCAGATAATGCTTTGCATCTTCCAGTGAAATCATAAGTACCTCCAAAAAGGCCCTACGTATTTCCACGTAGAGCCGTAAAATCAATCAACCCTGGCCACCAGAAGCAGAACCACCACACTTAAGAATCTGTACTGCTTCAGGAAGGATAAGAAGTCCATCTACCCTTTCCTTTGCTACATATCCGATCATGCCGTTTCCTGCAAAAAGCTCTCTAAGCTCCTGGAATGATCTGGTTCCACGATCTCCGATGTTGTAGTAGGAGAAGTCGCCAAATGCCATGGCTGGCTTTCCTGCCTCAAGACCATTACAGAAAGCGGATGTCCTTGCAGTATATCCTGCAATTCTATCGGGCTCTCCTGCCTGGTATGATGGCTGCCAGATGTAGGCACCGTTCTTGTCCTTAAGCTTTCTGATAGCTGCAAGAGTCGAATCATTAAGGATGAAGCAAGCCTTCTTACGGTATGGTCTCTTAAGGCTGTAGATAAGATCAAGAATGTCGTCTGTTGCGATCGTTGTTCCTGAAAGAGTGACTGAAACATTACCACCCTTTGTCTCATGGAAAAGACCATATGGCTTTCCTGATCCATCACCATTAAGGAATGCGTCCTCCTCAGCATTTGCAAGAGCACGACCGAACATGGTTGTAATGTAACCTTCAAGATTGAAAGCTGCATCATAGAGAAGCTCCTCTGTTACCTTGATAGCAACATGAAGCTTATGTGCATCCATGATCTTCTGGTCGAATGTTGCGTCTCCGAAGGTGAGAGCTCCACCCTCTTCAATCCATGCCGCAGCTGGCTTTGTTCCTGCGATGTTGATTTTGTGCTCTCCAGATGTGGTGATCTTTGTTGCAAGTCCTCTCATGATGTTCTCCTCTTCAAGAACATCGATAAGTCTACTGTCCCACTCAGCAGGGACGAGATAACCACCATCTGTGTCGATACCTTCCTGAAGCAGGTTACTAACCTGCCTAAAGTTTGATCTCATAGCTGTCAACATATCCTTTGCATACTGCTTTGAGAATCTACCTTTAAGCTCTGGCTCCTCCGTATCCTTCATAGGCTTACCGGTGAGTGGTGTTGCAGTCGGTTTTGAAAGCTCATCATCGATAGCCTTCTGGCGATTGAGTCTTTCGATCTCCTTTGTGAGATCAGTGATGTCCTTCTCCATGCGATCATAGGTCTCACCATCTTCTGCAGAAAGAACTCCCTTATCTGTTCTGTGAGAATCAAGAAACTGCTTTGCTGCTTCCCAAGCCTGAGCTCTCTTTGTAATAAGTTCCTGAATAGTCATAATTGATTCCTCCATCATATGAATTTTTGTAAAAAAATAAGACGTCTTTCGAGCTCTGCAGCATCGCGCGTCTTAACATCTTCTCCGTCTTCGGTTTTGAAATGTTTATTCACCTTGTTAGTAAATGTCTGAGCCATTTTACGGGATGAAAAGATCATTCCGGTTGTCTGAATCGTTTCACCACTTTCCGGTCCCTCATTATTCTGACTTTGTCTCTTAAGTACCTCATCAGCAAAGCCAAGCTCCACAGCTTTATTGGCATCCATCCAGGTCTCATCATCCATGAGTTTACTAAGCTTATTACGGGAGAGCCCTGTCTTTGAAACATAGGCATTGATGATTGAGTTCTTTACAGAATCAAGCATATCGATTGCCTGCTCCATGTCAGCTCTGTCTCCCATGGCAATGGTTGATGGATTATGGATCATAATCATAGATACCGGACTAACCTGTACTGTATCTCCGGCCATGGCAATTACAGAAGCTGCACTTGCAGCAAGACCATCAATCTTTACAGTTACATGCCCTTTGTAATTTGTAAGCATGTTGTAGATTTGAGCTGCAGCAAAACAATCACCTCCTGGTGAATTGATCCAGACTGTAATGTTGCCATCGCCACTCTCTAACTCAGACTTAAAAAGAGCCGGGGTAACGTCATCGTCAAACCACGACTCTTCTGCAATAGTTCCATTAAGGAAAAGGGTTCTTTCTTCTGAATCAGGTACGCCCTCTGTAGGAGCTTTATTACGTACCCATTTCCAAAATTTATTCATTCACTACCTCCTTCGGGGTTTACGTTTATTTTCTGGTTCATCTTCATCAGGTGGTTCTTCTGGTTCTTGTGATTGATCTACATTACCATCTTTGTAAGCAGCCCCTGCCATCTTAAGTGGTGTCATGGTTCCATTAACCATGAAGAGATTTCCTCCTTCCTCCTCAGGAATAAGGTCCCAGTTCTCAAGGCGTCTCACATCATTAGGACACATGAAACCATTATTTATGCCAGTGGCGTAACCTTGCATTCGACTCTGATAGTTTCCGCGAAGAAGACCATCAACATTAAACAATGAGAAATACTTCTTCTTTTCATCAGGAGTTAAAAGTGATCGTCTTATGGAAGCTTCGATTCTACTAAGCCATGGCTGAAGAACGTAGATTACAAATTCAAGAGATTGCTCTTCTATATTTGAGAAAGTGGCATGTTCAAGATCCCCTATAAGGTGCGGGGGTATACGGAATATACGAGCAATCTCATCAATCTGAAACTTTCTGGTCTCAAGAAACTGCGCTTCAGAAGGGTTAATGCTTATAGGCTCGTACTTCATACCTTCTTCAAGAACTGCAACCTTATTTGCATTTTGGCTTCCACCAAAAGCTGCCTGCCAGGACTCTCGTACTTTCTCAGGGTCCTTTAGTACTCCAGGATGCTCAAGAACTCCGCCAGGTGCGGCACCATTTGCGTAAAACTTGGAACCGTACTCCTCCGCTGCCATTGATAATCCGATCGCATTTTTTGCCATGGCAATCGGGCTATATCCTATGGTTCCATCAAAGCCAAGGGCCGGAATATGCATGATGTCATGTGGAGTAAGGATTACAGTGTTTTCCTTGTTTATAGGAGCTTCATCCTTTGACCACTGATATCTATAAAAAATATGTCCATGCTCGTCTCGATCTACCGTCATTTTGTTAGGCATCAAAGGGTAAAGCCCTATGATCTCATCTCGTCCATTTCTGATGATCTGGACGTAAGCATTACCCCAAAGTAGCAAATGAGTCATGATGGTTTCTCTAAACACAAATGATGTCATTTCATCATTTGGCTCATCATGAAGTAAGAAGTAAAGCGGATGATCTACAGCCTTCATCTTACTTCCCTTATCGTCATACCTATAAAGATGAAGCGGCAGGCTTGCTACTGCTTCTGATAAGACACGAACACAAGCATACACAGCAGTTATCTGCATGGAACTTCTCTCAGTTACATGCTTTCCGGCACTTGATGGCCCAAAGAAGAATCTGTAAGCACCACCTGCTGTACTGTTCTTTGGCTCTGCTCTTGCCTTACCGAAATGAAATATGCCTTTTAAATCCATTGAATGCCTCCTTGATTACATCAAAAAAGCACCTACAGATCGTCTGTAGATGCTTTAACGAGTATTTGGTTTATTCAAATACAACTATTCTTTTTTCAATATTACTACTTACATCAACTGTCTTGAATCCGGCGTTCATCCATGCCCGACAATAGGGATGCGCTTTAGTCCTGCTGTTGTTCCACCACGCATTGTACTTATATGCACTCGGCGGAAGTGTATCACCAATGATTTCTTCAATCTCAGAAAAACTCATCTCAATTCTTTTGCCTTTCGGTTTCTTTGAAAGATAATCAGTTAACGCATCATAATCCCTCATAAATGCACCTCACACATATTTTTCAATAATACCATTAAGCTTTAACATTGCGTTTCCGTAATCTTCGTTAGTTGTTGGATTACCCTTGGGATCGGCTTCAAATCTATAAGCATAGCTTACTTTTCCTTCATAGATATCATTCAGATCATCACAAACAAATTCACAAAGTTCATTATAAATCTCTGTGTCCCGAAGGTCGAAATACTCCTGGTCTAACACAAGTTCAACCTTTTTATGCATTTCATCTGCTATATTTGTGATGGTTTCTTCCGGGTCTTCATTACCAAGTGCACTAAATCTGTGCCAATAATTATTAAATCCATCTGAGTTATCAAATTCTGTCAAAAACCAAATGCAAATATCATAAATCTTCTTTACGGCAGTAATTTGCCTATCTGTCA